ATAGGCCGGATGATGGGTGAGGATGCAGGGGTTTAGGAAAGGAGCGACGTATGAGGCAGAAATTAAAAGAAGCCCGCCAGAAGGCAGGCATGACACAGCAGCAAATGGCAGAGAAGCTGGGTTTGACGTTAGGACATTATCAAAAAATAGAGTATAACAAACTTAATGGCTCTTTTGAGGTTTGGGACGCCTTGGAGGACATTCTAGGGATACATCAACGGATACTCCGAGAGATTTCAGATAATCATCACGTCCCAAAAGGAAATCCGTTGGAACATCGAAAAAATCAGCAATAGAAGACAACAGTGCAAAATGAGGTTCCCGTTCACCAGCCTCATAATTCTGATAAGTCCGTAAAGGAATATCGAGAGCGTCAGCGGTTTTTTGCAGGGTATATCCTCTGCTGATTCGGGTCGCACGGAGTCGGTCATGGAACATAATATTTACCTCCTTAGAAAAAAGCTCTTGACTTATACTCAAATTGTACGTATTATAAACAAGAAGATAAACACCCAATTTGGGTATAAAAAAGGAGGATAACACTATGACAGTAAAAGAAATCGCATTCGGACTTGAAGAACTACAAATCAAAGCATGGACACTCAGCAGCCTGACTCTGGCAGTACGTGACGCCATCGTGGAGGGGCCGAACTCCGCAGATAACTTTGACGGCGCCCTTCATGTGCTTACCTGCATGACCAGTGAACTGGAGGGAGAGATGAAAGAATTGAGCAATGCCCTGTTTGATGTTATTAGGGCTGGTAAGAAAGGGGCGGCGTAAAAGCCGTCAAAAGAAAGAGAGGGTAATTATGCAGGGGAAAATAATAAGTGTTAATGACCAGAGCATAACAGTCAAGGAGTATAAAGGACGGCGTGTAGTCACCTTTAAGGATATTGATACTGTCCATGAAAGAGCGGATGGAACGGCTAGAAAGCGGTTTAATGATAACCGGAAGCACTTTATTGAGGGCGAGGACTTTTTTAAAATATCGCCGTCCGAATTTCGGACAACGATTGGTGAAATGGATTTAAGACAACAAAATGATGTGACTCTCATTACGGAATCCGGCTACCTCATGTTGGTAAAATCTTTCACAGATGATTTGGCCTGGGATGTTCAGCGTCAGCTGGTCAAGAAATATTTTACTCCGGAGCCAGTACACACAACCATTACATACCAGTATCCAGTTCCAGCAGTATCTCTGGAGAGCGCTACTAATGCAGGCCGACTGTTCGAGCGCATTATGAGAAGCGAGGGAGTCCCGCCCCATGAGATTGCAATGGCGGTGCGTTCTATCTTTTTACAGGCAGGCATTGACATTCCAAGTTATGTGGTTAAGCCTCCAGCATATGAACAGTTGACGCTTGATGTGGTAATGAATAGGGCTTAGGCGGTGGATCATGGGAGCAAGCATAGAAAGAGCATTATATATAGGCATCACTAAAACAAGATTCGACCTGTTTGACTACGTGAGGCTGCGGTTAAAGACAGGTGAGATTGTTGAGGGAACTATAGAGGGATTTGAGGAGTGTTCAGTCGTCCAGTTGGAAACAGAACATGGCTGGAAAGAGATCCATGTAGATGATATCGAGGATTATATCACTTAAAGGTTTTGGTGGGGGATATATGAGATTCAGTGCAAAGAAGTTTTCTGTTAATGCAGACAGTGTGTGCCGGAAATGCCTGCCCGAACCGCACAGGCAGGCATTGGACGGCAAAGATGTTGTCAATGGGGGGAGTAAAATGACGCAGATGGAAAAAACAATAATCAGCTTCATCGTTGATTACTACAGGGAAAATCTGTTCTATCCCAGCTATGATGAAATTGCAGAAGGGATCGGCAGGGCGAAAGCAACAGTGCATAGATACATGGGGAAGCTGGAGGACGAGGGTATCATTATCCGGAAGGCTGATTACTCGCCGCAATACAGACTGATAAATATGGGATTCATTCTGGGAGGTACAGAAAAAGGTTAATGAAATACATAGCAAGCTGGAGCGGTGGAAAGGACAGCACGGCCAGTATAATCCTAGCACATGAGAACAGGGAACCCCTTGACCTTATTATCTTTTCAGAGGTTATGTTCGACGAAAATATCAGCGGCGAGTTGCCGGAGCATATCGAGTTTATTCACAGTTGTATTCCGATTTTTGAGAGTTGGGGGTATGAGGTTAAAATACTTCGTGCAAAGTTGAATTACATGGATATTTTCACGAGAGAGCCTACAAGAGGAAAGAGGGTTGGTAGCGGGAAAATAACAGGATTTCCAATGGCCGGGAAATGCCAAATAAACAAAAGCGTTAAAGTAAAACCCATAAAGGATTTTCTGAAAAATATGGAGGGGGAATTTACACAGTATATCGGTATAGCGATTGACGAACCAATCAGACTGGATAGAATTGTTAAAACGGATAATCCGATATCCTTGCTTCAAAAGTATGGATATACTGAAAAAATGGCTTTTGAAAAGTGCATGGAATACAATATGTTATCTCCGATATATGCTTTTACTCCACGGGGCGGCTGTTGGTTCTGCCCAAATGCAAGACGCGCAGAATTAAGGCATCTAAGGGAGTGCCACCCTGAACTCTGGAAGAAACTCCTTGATCTGGAGGATGAGCCGGACCTGATAGGGGATATGTGGAACGGGCTTACCAAAACGACGATCCACAGCAAGGAAGAACAGTTTTTCTGGGAAGACCAGCAGATGGAAATGTTTGTTTGATGGAAGGATAAGGGGAAATGGAGAGATTGACAATTAAAGCGCCCAGTGGGTTGATACATTTAAAAGACAATAAGGAAATGACCTTAAATAAAGCGGTAAAAAAGCTGTCGGACTACGAAGATATGGAGGAACAAGGCTTGCTGATGAAGCCTCTGTGTAAGGTGGGGGATACGGTGTATGTAGATAGCAAAACTATACCCACTATAAATATGGATTTTGAAGATGTTAAGGAAACACCATTACATTTCAAGGCAATAGTTGTTTCGTTTAGACAAAACTCCAATGGTAAGTACATCAAATTGAGAGTTAGGGCAAAATGGTTGTATGAATGGATAGACCCTGAATGCGGCCCAGATAGTGCATATTTTGAAACAGAAAAATATTTTACATATCCATTATCTGCTATCGGCAAAACCGTATTCTTCACACAAGCCGAAGCCGAGGAAGCATTGAAGGGAATGGAAGGAGAAAATGGGCGCAATTAAATTAAATCCATGCAAAATATGCAAAGGCCAAAATATAGTCGTTGAAACATGGGTGAGTGGTGGACGAACGTATATGGTTAAATGCAATAATCCAGACTGCCAAGTGCCAGAAGACGGGTATCCAACAGGCAGAGATTTGAATAAGCTCAAAGAAGGATGGAATAGGCGAAATGGAACGTGATGAAAATGAGGTTGATTAATGCGGATAAATTTAAGCAGGAAATTGCGGCAGCTACGATTAGAAATAATCTGGCCGTATCAAAATGCAATGCTATATGTGAGTTGATAGACAGGCAGCCAACCGCCTATGATGTGGACAGGGTTGTGGAAGGGGTAAACTCGATAGGAAAATCATATTGCGATAGCATTAAGTGCGATAAAAACTGTCAGGATTGTGACCACGGCTCTATTATGAGGGCAATTACACAAAAAGTAAAAGCAGGCGGAGCAAATGAGTAGGGTATTACCAATATTATTCAACACGGAAATGGTTCAGTCGATACTGGATGGGAGAAAGACGGTTACAAGGCGGGTGATTAAGCGGCAGATTGATGTGTGCCCTTCATGTAAGCATATGAATGTTGATTACATATATGACGAAATCGCACAGAATATTTATTGCGCCAGTTGTGGAAATCCATTTGATCCAGTACAGAAGCCGCCTTATCAGCTGGGAGATATCCTGTATGTCCGGGAAACATGGACTTACCATGAAGGGGCAATTAATGGGATTATCTATAAGGCAAGATGTCCTGGTAAACTTGCAAAGGTGAAAAAGTGGCGTCCCTCCATCCATATGCCAAAGGAAGCCGCCCGTATCTGGCTAAAGGTTACGGATGTGAGGGTGGAGCGGCTGCAGGAGATATCAGAATATCAGATTATTGCAGAAGGAACACCATACGATAAAGAAAACTATGCACAATGGAAAAGGGGAGATGTTATAACTCATAATGCAGAAACTTATCTGCGTAAATGCTATAGAGATTTATGGAACTCCGCCATCAAGAAATCAGACCTTGACCGCTACGGCTGGGCTGCTAACCCTTGGGTATGGGTAATAGAATTTGAACGGTGTGGGAAGCCGGATTAAAAATGCGAATGGGAAATAAGTATACAGTGCATTAGGAGTTCTTAAACTTGTATGATTGGAAAGATAACCGGGTTTTGGAGGAAAGTAGTGGAAAAATACGAAAACAAAGATAAGAAATGTGAGTGTTGGAGATGCGAGCTTAAAGACAGCTGTCCTTATCGGGACAAGTACCAAAGGCTTCCCAGAACGAATTCTGGAGCACTGGGACTGTGTAAAAAGCTTTAGTTTGGAGGAGGGACAGCCATGGCGGAGAAAATAAGGACGCCAGCAGAACGGCTGGCAGAGTTTCTGGGCTTTATCGACCAGTGTTACACAGATTACCAGTCTGCCTATGATGCGGTCAATGCAGAGGACAAACGGCTCCAGGACCTGCTCCACGAGATGGAGTTCGCCGCAGACAAAGCGGAGCGGAACCGGGTGGCCACCAGATTGCAGAACAGCAGGAAGGAACGCAGGCGGAACAAGGACACAGCGAAGCTGAATGAGCAGGTTGTAAAGTTCTTTGACGAGAAGGGCCACAGGGACACGTTGAACAGGATGAGGCAGCTCCTGGGGCGGCAGAGGAAGGAGGAAGAGTATCTGTTCGGGGAGCGGGTGTACAAGCCTAGGGCGAAATGAATAGGTTGAGGGAGGGGATAGCCATTGGACAAGAGCATTTTAGTCCAGTACTGCGATATGAAAGAAGAGATCAGGGATTTACGTAAAAGGATCCATGAGCTGGACAGGTTCCTGAAGGATCCCCCCATAGTAGCGGACATTGTGAAGGGGACAAGGAGGGATGGCACCATTGGCCCGATCAGGGTCACAGGTATCCCGGGGCCGGAATATGACCGGAACCAGAAGCTCCGGGAAAGGTACAGGCGGCTTTTGGAGGCGAAGGAGGCGGAGCTTTTGGAGCTTACCTGTCAGGTGGAGGAGTACATAGAGAGCATACCAAAATCAGAGCTGCGGATTATGTTCAGGCTTTACTTTATTGACGGACATGGCTATCCGGGGGTGGCAAGGCAGATGAACCATATGTTTCCGAAACGTCGAATAAAGTACACGGATGAGAACGTGAAGAAGAAAATTCAAAGATTTTTTGAAAAAATTGAAAATGTCCCCCAATGTCCCGATAAAGTATGATAGACTTTAGACTGGAAGGACTGGGTTCAGTAGCTTCCCCCTTTACATACACGGCCGCCAGGTGTCATAGCCTGGTGGCTGATTTATTTTCAAAACAAATACAAAAAGAGGTGGTGGTCATTGGCAAGGGCACCAGACGCCAGGGCACAGCAGGCCCAAGAGCTGTTCCTGTCAGGCAAAAAACTGATTGAGATTGCCCGGATTCTGGGAGTCCCGGAGGGGACGGTCCGGAGCTGGAAGAACAGATATAAGTGGGAAGACAGCACAAACGCAACGTTGCAAAAACCAGAAAAGGAAACGCAACGTTGCAAACAACAAAAGAACCAGAGAAATAAAAGCGGTAAGCTGCCGGAGGACAGTATCCCGGAAGATACGGGACTGACTGAAAAACAGCAGCTTTTCTGCATCCTGTATTCCAAAACCCTGAATGCCACCCAGTCCTATAAAAAAGCCTATGGGTGCAGCTATGAGGCGGCTGTTGCATCAGCTTCCAGACTGTTAGCAAAGGCTAAGGTCAGGGAGGAAGTCAGGCGCCTTAAAAAGGAACGCTTTGAGACCCGGCTGTTTGACGGGCATGACATTTTCCAGTGGTATCTGGACATTGCGACCGCGAGCATCACGGACTATGTCAGCTTTGGAAGGGAGCAGGTCCCGGTCATCACCATGGCAGGGCCGGTGACAGAAAAGGACCCGGAGACCGGGGAAAAAGTCCCGATGATGAAAGAAGTCAACTTTGTAAAATTCCAGGAATCCGGGGAAGTAGACGGCCGTCTGATCCGAAAGGTAAAGATGGGGAAGGACGGGGCCAGTATCGAGCTGTATGATGCCATGAAGGCCATGGAGTGGCTGACAGAGCATATGAGTATGGGGACTGAAGGACAGCAGGGGCTTGCCATAGCCGTCATGGCGGCCTGGGAACAGCGGAAAGAACCGGATCGGGGCAATCCGGAGGATATCAGGGGGGACGTAGCAGATGGACCAGCTTAAAGATGCAATCATGTTTTATGCTGGTGAGCCAATCTGCTTTGTGGAGGACATCATCCGGGCCAGACCTGATGAGAAGCAGAAGGACATTCTGCGGAGCCTCCGGGATTACCCTATGACATCCGTCAGGTCCGGACATGGAACCGGGAAAAGCGCGGTGGAGGCGTGGGCGGTCATATGGTTCCTGCTCACCCGGCCGTTCCCCAAGATCCCATGTACGGCCCCTACAAAGCACCAGCTGTATGACGTCCTGTGGGCAGAGGTAAGTAAATGGCTGCGGAATAACCCGGAACTTAAAACCGAACTTGTCTGGACCTATGAGCGCATCTACATGAAGGGATATAAGGAGGAGTGGTTTGCGGTCCCCCGGACGGCCACGAACCCGGATGCCCTCCAGGGGTTCCACTCGGAGCACGTCCTGTATATCATTGATGAGGCTTCCGGGGTGCCGGACAAGGTATTTGAGCCTGTCCTGGGGGCGATGACCAGCGAGGACGCAAAGCTCCTCATGATGGGCAACCCCACCAGGCTGACGGGTTTTTTCTATGACAGCCACCATAAGAAGAGGGGGCAGTACAGCGCCCTGCATGTGGACGGACGGGACAGCAGGCACGTATCCGGGAAGTTTGTGGAGAAAATCATCAGCATGTTCGGGGAGGATTCGGACGTGTTCAGGGTACGCGTGGCCGGACAGTTCCCGAAAGCCGCCCCGGACAGCCTGATAGCCATGGAGTGGTGCGAGGCAGCCGCAAGACTGCAGGTAGAGCCACCGGGATGCAGGATTGACATCGGTGTCGATGTAGCCCGTTATGGCGATGACAGCTCCGCCCTGTACCCGGTGCTGGACAAAGCAGAATCCCTGGGATATGAGGTGTACCACCACAACCGCACGACGGAGATTTCCGGGTATGTGGTCATTATGATCAGGCAACTTGTGGATAGGTACTCCCGGGCTATTATCCGGGTAAAGGTTGATTGTGATGGGTTGGGAGCAGGGGTATATGACAACCTGTATGAGATGAAAGATAAGATCATAGATGAAGTGTGGATGGAACGGTGCAACAAAGCAGGACTAAATCCAGAAGACGGGAACCAGTGGCTGGCGTGCCAGGAAGTCCCAAGGCCTGTTTTGGAAATTATTGAGTGCCACTTCGGAGGGGCGGGGGGTAAAGTGGATGATGGCGATCCGGTGGAATACAGCAACAGCACGGGCATCATGTGGGGGACGGTACGGAAATACCTCCAGGAGGGACGGCTCCAGCTTCCAGATGATGATACCCTGTTCACCCAGCTGACAAACCGCAGGTACACGGTGGGCAGCGATGGGAAAATTGAACTGGAGCGGAAGGAAGCCATGAAAAAGCGGGGGGTTCCGTCGCCGGATATTGCGGACGCCCTGGCCCTGGCCGTCTATGATCCGGATGTGGGGTGGACGCTGAACTGGTAAAGGAGGAGGCTATGGGAATTTTCAATTTCGGGAGGAAAAGGGCATCAGACTACTTTGGGCGTGGTGCCAGGAACCGGGGGATGATCCCCAAGTGGACGTCCCCGCCTACGAGGAATACGGCAGAATGGATGGGTGCGTTTGGGAAGAGCCCCAGGATGGCGGTCATAGACAAGATATCCTCCGACCTGTCATACGCTGCGGGAAAGCTGTACCGTATTGACAGGGACGGCAACAGGCAGGAACTGACAAACCACCCGTTCCTAGATTTCTGGAACAAGCCTAACCCGCTGTATGAGTTTACCGCCAGCTCCCTGTGGAAGCTGCAGAACAATTACCTGCTGCTGAAAGGAGAGGGATATTTCATCATAGAACGTTACGCGAACGGGTATCCGGCGGAACTGTGGCCGGTGCCGACCCAGTGGGTACAGGCGACCCCGTACCTGGGCGCGCCCTACTATACGGTGAAGGTTACAGACGGCAGCATCATGGAAGTCAGCGTAGACGACATGTTCGTCATGAAGGACTTAAACCCGTTGGATCCCTATAAGCGGGGGCTGGGGCAGGCGGAGGCGGTAGCGGATGAGATTGAAATTGACGAATACGCCGCAAAGTTCCAGAAAAAATTCTTTTATAACGACGCCACGCCGGGGTTGCTTATTTCCCTGCCCGGGGCGAATAAGGAGGTGGAGGACCGTTTTCTTGCCAGGTGGAAAGAACGCTTTAAAGGGGTGGAAAACAGCCA